CTGTGCTTTAAAATCTCAATACCGGCAGCGTGGCGAACAAACACCGCACTGGATATTTAAACAACATGCTGAAGATAAATTTTGGAGATGGATTAGCTATTGGGCTAAAGCGATCAGAAAGCCATCTGATATAGGCTTTAGTGATAATGGTTTTGTTTTGCCTGATTTGGTTGAAAAAGAAACGGTTATTAAATGCTCCAGGCCATTAAACGGTAAATTGTTTCCAGAACCAGCTCTAACCCTAAGTGAGCAAAGAGAGGAACGAAGAGCGACGCTGACAGAAAGATGTGAAGCCGCCGCCTACAAAATAAACAACAGTAGCGGTGCGTCAGTTGCATGGTGCCATCTTAACGATGAAGGCAATATGCTTGAAAAATTAATACATGGCGCAAAACAAGTTAGCGGTTCTATGTCCGATAATAAAAAAGAGTCCATTTTAAACGACTTTTCAAGCGGTAATATCGAAGCATTGGTAATAAAGCCAAAAATTGGCGCGTTTGGGTTAAATTGGCAGCATTGTTCCCATATGACATTTTTCCCGTCTCATTCTTATGAACAATATTATCAAGGCGTAAGAAGGTGCTGGAGGTTCGGGCAAAAAAATTCTGTGTTGGTTGATATTATCACGACTGAAGGTGAGTTGAGAGTTTTAAAAAATCTGCAACGAAAAGCAAATAACGCAGATAAAATGTTTACTAAATTGACTAATTTTATGAATGATGCCGTATCAATAAAAACTGGAATTGAGTTTAACGAAAAACAGGAGGTTCCATCGTGGCTGTAATTAATCAGACGATAGCTGACAAGTACGCTCTTTATCATGGCGATTGTATCGACGTAATGGCTGGAATGCCAAAAGAAAAAATTGACTTATCTGTGTACTCACCACCATTTGGCGGGTTATATCATTACTCCAGTTCGGAAAGGGATTTGTCAAACTGTAAAGATTATAAAGAATTTTTCGTCCATTACGAATACGTCGTAAAAGAACTACATCGGATAACTAAACCTGGACGGATGACTTGCGTTCATTGCATGGATGTCCCATCCGGCAACAGCGGTATTGATAACCTCGTTGATTTTCCTGGCGATATAATCAGACTACATGCCAAACATGGGTTTAATTATATCGCCCGGTATGCCGTATGGAAAGAGCCTCTCCGGGTCAGAAACAGAACCATGGCTAAAAACTTAGCCCATAAAACAATAGTTGACGATAGTTCAAGGTGTTCAGTTGCAAGCGCTGATTATCTTCTTGTGTTTCGCAGGACAGGCGAAAATAAAACACCAATAGCTCATCCATCTGGACTATCTGAATATGCTGGCGCAAGGGAAATGCCTCAAGAATTATTGAAATATAAAAACTGGACCGGTAAACAAACTGAAAATAGGTTTTCGCATTGGATATGGCGGCAATATGCATCTGCATTTTGGGACGATGTAAGAATAGAAAGAGTGTTGCCATTCAAGGCTTCTCGGGATGACAAAGACGAAAGGCACGTGCACCCTTTGCAATTAGACGTTATCGAAAGGTGTGTAATTTTATGGTCCAACCCTGATGAAGTTGTATTCACACCGTTCATGGGTGTCGGTAGCGAGGTTTATGGTGCAGTAATGAACAATCGTATGGGCATCGGTGTCGATCTTAAAGAATCATATTATAATCAATCAGTTAAAAATATGGCAAACGTTGGAATAAAAAAAGAGAAGCAACTTGAAATGTTTACGTGAGATAAATATGCCGTCATTATTTGATTTTGAGAAAAATGAAGCTGCGGCTTAAATCCCGGCCAGGTCCGAGGCCGAAGCCGAAACCTTGAACCGGTGAAAATATCCAGGCGCCACCCGGACCACCGATGTTTTAAACCAGCACAGAACTGCCCGCCATGCCAACCTGAACTTGCCCTTGCAAACAAGACTGTCCCTGAGTTGTTGAGCTTCAGCGTAAACGGATGCCGCCGTTTGTTTGGTTACAACTGGTGAACTATCAGTGCGGCAAAGGTAGTCATGTATCACACCGGCCCTTTTAGACGTGCCACGGAGCAATGGGACGCTCTCATAGTCACAAACAAACCCGGTAGGCACCCATATAGTCCTTCTCAGAATTGCGCTGGAATAGGTAAACGCCCGAGTCAGTTCAGCATATTTTGAACCAATCAGCTCCTTTGTAACAAGGTCTGTGCAAAATTCAGGTTTCATTTCACAAATACCTCCGTAAATTCTCTGCCGTAACCGGCAAGTAAATCCCCTTTTTGGGTGAAAACCACCGTGCGTCATGTTTCAGTTTTCCGTGTGGCCTGGTATCGATGTGTATTCCTGGAGAGTTCCACCACAAATAAAATCCTATCCCATTAAAGTCATCGAACCGGCAGGCCGCCTCGTACTGATCGTATGGGTGCATGTTCTCAAAATGGCCGTCAATCGCAAACCCGTATGAATGCCAGGAAAAGTTTTTTCTTGGATCGAAATCGCAGTGAATGTGGAAAGGTTTGCCCACGTACCCCCTTAGATCATCCAGCGTGATTATCAGCGTTTTGTCCAACCAGTCCGGGTGCTCAAATTCGTCCTGGTCAAAATGATTAACTTGATCCCAGTCCAATTCAGTCATGCAGTTATATGTCAGGCCGTCTATTGATTTCATCCGGGCTCCCCAGACAATTCACTTTTTTTATTATAACGCATGAAATTTTGGTTAGCTTTTTCTAACTGCTCTGTCAATTTATCCATAGATTTGACAATATGCTGAACATTTATTTTATTTCTGAGAACGTCATCTGCAATATGCCTGTGCGAGTCAATCCAATCCTTGTTTTTTTCAACGCACGCTGGAATATTTTTATTTTCCTCAATCCAAGTCCCATTTGCATCTGCGTTTGTTTTAAAAACAGCTATACCCCAAATAGTTGTACCCAACCAACATACTCCGATTGTCAGATTAATTATATCGCTTCGCCGCACCAGAAATCCTTCTCTTAGTTTTTTGGGTGGCATAGGACCGCCTTTTATTGTACGTTAATTGTCACTGGCCCCGCTTCAGATGGAATGTTAATAATGATTGGCCGTGGATTGACTTTATCAGCCGGGTTTGCTGCTGGCCATGCATATTCGACAATGTTACTGGCCCCGCTTTCCTGCGTTGCGTTGAACGCTGTCACCCAATATTCATATGTCTTTCCTGGCTCATAGCAGAGCTCATTTAATGTAAATGTGGGGCTCTCCGAAACGGCGATAGGCCCGTCAATATACGGTTCTTCGGCAGAATCCTTTTCCACTGAATACACCAGGTATCCCGCCAGGTCTGTTTCAGAATTAGCATCCCACGCCAAATCAACGGCACCGGCATTGACTGCCACGACCATAAACATAAAAATAATTGCGAAAATTAGTTTTTTCAAAATCCCCCCTTTATTTTTCCTGAGTAAGCCCTTCAACCTTTTTGGTCAATTCCTTGTTTAAATTCTGTTGCTTTAAAAGTTCGGCCTGCATTTCGGTGATGATATATTCCTTCTGGCCGATAATCTGAAATAATTTTTCTACTTGTACTTCCATTTTAGTTGCTCCTTTTTACCATTCAATTTTAAATAAATTATATCCACTTAATATACTGTATGCAACCCATTCAAGAGTGGCATTTCCACCATGTTTATCGATTTCGTAAAGATCGCCTTTATCAGGAAACAAAAATGGATAAGCTAAGATACTAAATGTATTTGATATCTTGTATCCCAGAGAGAAATAAGATTCCGAATTACGAAGAAATAAAAAATCAAATCCTATTTGTGAGATAAACCCCGCCCTGCTGATCCACCTGGTTTCACTGTCGGATACACCGGTATAGGTAAATTCAGCACCAAACCCACGCTGGTGAAAAGAATAGTCTGTATCAGTTAATTCCAAAGCTATAAAATGGCCGGTTTCATGCACGATAAATCTACAGGTGGCACCAGCGACCATACAGGCGACATCTTTAGATGTCATATTTTTAAACGATTCCACCGGCGAACCGGCTATGAATGTTTTACAACCGGTGCATAATAAAAAACAAATTCCAATAATGATAATTTTTAATTTCATGTTTCGTGTGCTCCTTTTTATCATACTTTCCAAAATTCAGCCACCGTATAAACATTGTCGATAGCCATAACAGCATTAGCGTAACCAAAACCTGTATCTGCTTGAGTACTGGTGCATCTGTGCTGTATTTCAAAAATTTTCTCTGCTGCTATTGTAAACACCCCAGATATAAATGATCTTGTTTGAACATATTCTCCTGAATTGCTCATTTCAGCAGTTCCAATTAATTCCACACTTGAATCTGAAATATTATATAACCTTGCTAAGTGGTGACTTGTATTATACGCAGGGCAGGAAATCAGGCATCTGTATGTTCCTGTAGCCAAAGTAATCTGATTGGAAGAGATAGAGCATAATGTTGCCGTGTCTGAATCCTCCGTATTAATAGTTCTAGTTTGCCAAGCAGCTTGAGTAAAAGTGCCACCTGACACGAGTACTGTCTTAACATCACTTACTTTAATATATTGATTTGCAAATGTTTTTACAGCCTTTTCAGTAGGCGCGGCATCGTCAGAATCGCCGGCCATAGTGCCGTCTGTTGAAAATTCGTTTATTGATGTGCCTGAATTAAGTGTCAGCGTGCCGTTTACGGTTACTGCGCCTGAAGCTAGTTGAATAAGATCGGTATCGGCTGTTATGCCTATATCGCCACCATTGATGATTGCGTTGCCGCCAAGATATAAATCTTTAAATAGTACAGCACTTCTTCCAAGATCTATTTTGTTTGAA